TGAAATGGGTCACGGATTGCCTGAGCGTCCAGAACTTGATGAGATGGGTGAGCCGACCGGACAAATGCTTCCAGCAGAATACACCGTGGAAATTGAAGACATCACTTCACAGGTTGCGCAATACGCAGTCAATGAACAGGCGTTGAGATACCTTGCTGAAACTGATTGGTTGATCATCCGGGAGATTGACGCGGGCGTTCCATGTCCTGTGGAGATTAAAACTGAACGTCAGGCAGCGCGTGACCGCATAGTGCGATAAGGTGGAATCATGAGCGTGACTGATTACCCTTCAGAGTTTATCCGGCTAAGTACCCAGCAAACCAAGACGCTCAACGTGGTGCTTTGCCTTGAAGGGATCACGCCTTGTTTCTCCTTGCAGCCAACTTATACGACTCTTAGATATGGCGACCCTGATGTCTTTTACGGTGACCCTGGGCTGATTTACGGCGGGCTGCGCTTGCTTCAGGGCGTTAGCTCTGTGCTCTCTGCTGAAAGCTCGCTCACGATAACGCAGCGTCTTGAGCCAGAGCAGGGCCGCGCAAGCATCCAGCAAATGACCTTCAAGCTAGTCGACAAGGATCAGGCTGTCAGTCAGGCGCTTTTGACTAACGGCGAGATCATGGGGCGCAGACTCCGGGTGTTAGCTGGCTATCAGAACAGCTCCTACCCTGACGATTATTTGACGGTCTTTCGTGGCCTTGTCACAGGCGTTCAATTCCAAACGGGAAGCGTGAACCTGACGACTGGTGACTTGGGGCAAAAGCGCAGGAGCGCGATCTTTCGCGCAAAGAAGACTGACCTGACTGCCACGATCACAGACGCGCAGACTTCCATCCCAGTGCAAAACAACGAAGGCTTCTATGCCTTGGCCCTTGACCAGTCGCTTCTTCCGTCAAGCTCTTGGCGCGTTCGTCCTTATCTTCGGATCGAGAGTGAGTATATGCTCTACGGCTACGGCGCGGCCGTGGGCACTACTTCAATGACGGTTCTCGAGCGTGGCTCTCGTGGGACAATTGCGCTTCCACATGACATCAATAAAGAAGTCACGCACGCAGTCGAGCTTCAGGATAACGCGATCACTCTTGCTCTCGAGATCATGCTTTCTGGAAACGGGGATATTTCGCTTCCAGCCGCGCAAGCGTATGGGGCTGTGATCGATCCTGCGATCACGCCAGCAACTAACGTGGTTCTCTTTCGAGATGGCGTGGACGTTCAACGGGATTATGGGATCGTAGCAGGCGACACGATCACGATCACTGGGTCTGCCTCAAACAATGGTACTTATACGGTCAGCTCCCTGGGCGACGCATTCGATGAGCCAAACAGGCTTCTGTATCTCTCAAGCTCTCTTACCTATGAGGTGCCTGCAGCTGGTAGCGTGACCTTTAAGTCAAAGTACGACGTGCTCCCAGAGCAAGTTGGGTTGAGCATTGCGCCTGCTGACGTGGACATCTTGGGTCATGAGGAGGTCAGAGCGCAGTACTTCTCGGGCGCTGAGTACGACCTGACGATCTTCGTCACTTCGCAGCAGACCGGGAAGGACTTCATTGAGTCTCAGCTTTACCTACCTATTGGAGCTTATGCGCTGACCCGCCTTGGTCGCTTGTCGATGGGCTTTACTCGTCCACCACTCCCTGGGCAAAAGCTGGTATTCTTGGATAGCTCAAACGTGATTGACCCAAACGGCATATCGACTGCTCGTGGGTTGAATACGCGGAAGTTCTTCAACGAGATTCAGTACGAGTACGACCCGAATGACGCGGGCCAATATCAGCAGGTGATCAGGGCGCTTGATACTGACTCGCTGAACGAGATCGGGATCCTGTCGCTTCTGCCGATCAAGGCATCTGGTCTTCACGGTGGGGCTGGCGCTCAGGTTGCGAGCAGGGTGACTCGCAGGCTTTTGGGGCGATACAAAAAGGGCGCTGTAGAGATTAACTTGAAGACCAACTTTCAAGCAGGCTCACAGATTGAAGCAGGCGACGTGGTTGCCGTGGTGGATAATGGCACGCTTCAGATTCAAGACTTCGAGACAGGAGCTCGCAGCATCGGAAGCATGTTGCTTGAAGTCGTCGACCGCTCGCTTGATTTGAAAAGCGGGCAAGCCAACCTGAAACTTGTCACTGGGCTTGGAGCACAGCTCACAGACCGTTATGCGACTATCTCCCCAAGCTCGAAGATCACAGCAACGGGGACCACGAACACGAAGCTGCGCCTAAAAGCCTCTTACGGCACGACCACGCAAGAAACAAAATGGTCTGACTATGTGGGCCAGCAGGTAATCGTCCACTCTCCTGACTGGTCTGTGAGTGCTGAGGTGACCTTCACGCAGTTTTCAATCACGCTCCCAGACACGATGGAAGTCAGTCCTGCGCTTCCTTTCACGCCTCTTGAGGACTACCAGGTCGACATCATCTCGTACCCGAACAATACAGACGCGACTGACGCATCACTCTATAAGCTTTTGCATGCGTTCGTTGACCCGACACTTGCAGTCCTGGTTGGAAGCACAACCACAATCGTGCAGCTTTCAACCGGAGACGCTGCGAAATGCACAGCTGGTCAATATGTCATTGTGCGCAACGCTGACTGGTCTGTTGTGAGCGAGGAGATCAAGATTACGAGCGTGGGCGCTTCGAGCATAACTCTCGAGGAGGCTCTGCCATTTACTCCGCCCGCTGGATACAGTGTGGACTTGGTGGGTTTCATTGACGGCGGCGGTCCTTATCGGATTACATGAGGTAACATATGAGCAATATTCCTTCAGCTAACCAAAAGATTCAGATTGAGCCAACGCAGTACCGAAGCCCCACGAGTGAGAGCTTGTTTCAAACGATCGGCGGGAGCGTTAACTATGCCTTGGATGGCGTTGCATCCTCGGCCGCGCTTATTGCCGAGCTTAATTCCAGCGCCAAGTGTTTGAAGCAAGAGGGTTTCCAGACAATCGCGGAGACCACTATCGGAAATAACGGTTTTTATGCGAATGGCGCAATCATCGACACGAACACTGAAACGCTGACGGGATCGTCAACCGGGCTTCTGTTGATTTATTTTGCAGCGGATCGGATTGATACGACCAGAGACACAAGTGTTATTCAGATCAAAGTTTTGAACGATCCATATTATGGAAGTCAGGTCATACTAAATAACGGCCCCTTAATTGGATTTAATCAGACGTTCTTTCTCGTTCAGACAAGCTCAAGCCCTTATCAGATCCAGCTAAATTTAATTTCTGGAAGGGCAGCAGCGGGTACGGGTCAAGCAAATCGCTGGCGCTATATTTTTAAAGCACTGCGCTTCAATCCAAACAGCTTCATCACCCCATGACATCGGTTGAGATTCTTTCGATCATCAAGGAAGTGGCGCAAGCAGAGGGTCTCGACGAGAAGCTCTTGCTTGCAATCTGCACTGTGGAAAGCTCGCTTGATCCTTACGCAGTGAGATATGAGCCTGCGTACAAGTACACGTTTAGCCCAAGGGATTGGGCGTCAAAAATGCACCTATCCACGGAGACTGAGGAGTGCTTGCAGAAGTTTTCTTATGGCCTAGCGCAGATTATGGGCGGCGTTATGCGTGAGTATGGCTTCTCTGGAAACCTTCAGACCTGCTTGCTCAACCCAAAGATCCCGCTGACATATTCTGCAAAGCACCTCAAAAACTACCTGCGCAGGCATGGCAGCGAGGTCGAGGCGATTGCTTCTTACAACGCAGGCTCACCACGAAAGACGCCTGGCGGGCTTTTCGTAAATCAGCAATACGTTGACAAGGTGGACCGAGAACTGCGAAAACTTCGCACGTTGGTTTGAGAGTTTCAGTTTGATCCTTTAGTGTAAAACCTAGCGTCACCGTTCCGCGAGAGCGCCGACGCCAGTCACCTTGAAGACCCGCATCGCTTAAAGTCTTGTTCCCCAAGCACAACCTTTTTACAGCGGGCGGCGTCTTCAGGGCATAATCGAAAGGACTCGAAAATGCTCAACCACATTGAATTGATTCTGGCCGTTCTCCTTGGCGTCTCTGAGAGCCTGGCGCTCATCCCACAAGTGAAAGAAAACTCGATCGCACAAGTCGTGCTCTCCATTTTGAAGAAGCTTGCAGGCAAGTAATGCAGGGCATCCTTGCTTTGCTCGCAGTCATTCCGAAGCTGATTGATTTGGCTGTGCGCTTGGGTGAGCAGATCCGGGCGCATGAGTTTGATCAATGGCTTCAAGACGTAGACGCGAGCATCAAGCAGCTTGAAGGGGCGAAAAGCCCAGAGGAGAAGCGCGGTGCTGCGTTGGCTATCTCTCGTATCATTGCTGGTCGTCGCAAGTAGTTGCAGGTCAGGTCCACGCGTGACTGTATGCGTGCTCGACCCTGGGCACCTATCGCTTGAGTGCTCCGATCCAGACGGCAACGGCTACGCGCTCCCAATCGAGAGCGCAGAGAACTACGTCTGCCTTTCTCCTGCTGATACTGAGACGCTCCTTAAGGCATGCACGAAACCTGGGGGTTCGCCATGATGCGTCCTGATCATCTTGAGGGCTTGGTTGCGCTCCTGGTTTCGGTGCTCGCGGGCGCGCTCACTATCGCAACCTACGCGTTCTCACACTTCCAGACTCAGGACGACGCGCAACGCTCGCAAGCGTCAATCGAGCGCAGACTTGAGCGAATCGAAAACAAACTCGACCGGATCTTCGAGCAGCGGTGAAGCTGTCCGTTCAGACTCGTTCAGA